CGCCCATCTCCATGATGTACGTCTGGTCAACACCAACAGAGAAGGGAGCCAACCGCACAACACCGTTGCTCTTGGTCTCATTGATGAACTGTGTACCAGCCCGCTTCTGCGCTCCACCGTAAGGCAGGACGAGGAAATTCTCAAGAGTGCGACAGCCAGAGGAGTACTTGTCAAAGTCAACCCTTGCGTCCAAGTGAGGTGAAAGTTCGCCGGACGTGAAGGTGTTGATTATTGAAGCACCAAACACCCCCGTAGCAACTAAGCATAGGATGGTGATTAGGCGTTTCATAAGTAGCGATCAATAAGGTGTTTTACAAGTTTGTATTCAGCGGGGAGGTCAGCCATGTTCTCAACAACGGCTTTCAGGTAGGCTGGAGTCTTAAAGCCGATACCCGTCTGCAATGCACGAACAGCGGCAACTGCTTCTTGAGATTCCGTCTCAACAGGCTCTAGCTCCACAACAGTTTCGATTACTTCCGGCTCTTCGGCAGACTCAATAACCTCATTGTCAGCCAGAAGAATGTCAGGGATGATTTGGTTCCATTGGGCAGTCTCCAACCCAAGACGTTCCGCCGCCTCTGTTAGTGTCACTTCCCATTTGTCTGCTTGTTCTTTTAGTTTCATTGAGTCTCCTATATTGAGGCACTTCCGGCACCAACGAATCCGCTTCCAACATTAAGTCGAGCATCGTTCCATACCACGTTGTTCACATCTACAAATTTGTTCTCAAGCGTATCTATCGCTTTGGCTTCAGCAATCATGCGCTTGGCTGTCTGGAATAGCACCCCGTAAATCTCAGGGTCTTTGACGAGTGTTGCCGCTAGCTTCAGGGCAAGCTCACCTGCAATTGCATCGGAAAGAAGAATATCAAGCTCGTTGTAATCGTCAGGAACCTGAACGTATTCAAGGTATACCTGTCCTAAATCGGTGTGGACGTTGCGCTTCCTGATCTTCCACCTGTCGTAAGGGCTAAAACCACGCTCGTCGCCGTATACATTGATTACACGGATGCAGTCTACAGGGAGTGCGTAGGCATTGTCGTATTGAAAAATGGGGGCTTCGCTGTTCTCGGCAAGTAGCGAAACGTCTGACGCGCAATTCCAGTCATGCTTGCGCAGAACCTTCTTGACGCTTGTGTGAAAGAATTGGTTACAACGTCTTGCTGAAACGCTGTCTGGGTCTGTGAGAGACTGTATGAAGTCGGTTGACCCGCATAGTGCTATGGCGTTGTTACAGATTTCAACTTCATCAATACCGACACTCATATCATCTCCTAAAAAAAGAGGGGAGTGGTCGTCCTCCCCAATGTTGTTAACGGATGTAGCGGACTACGCCCTTGATAACCTTACCGACAGGGAGAGCCAGTACGCTAGTCGTGTCAACCACGATGTAAACGTCTTTCTCTACCACCGCGCTGGCTTTCAGATCGCCAGCAACCAAGTTGCAGAAGGTATCTTTGACAAGCGAGATGGTGGCAAATGCCGTCAGCAAGCCGTCAGGGTCATCAGCGTCCGTGCTACCATCAAGGCTGTAAAACCCAGAGCCATCAACGGCAACAATACCAAGCGTGTTGGTCGTTGCAACGCCAGTCGCTCCGAAGTGTAACTCACCATCAATCAGGCGAGAGCCAGCCGGAACCTTAGCTACTGCGATATACTTCGCATTAGTTTCGGTACCAACGGTAGTGTAGGTGAAGAACTGAGTGATCTCAGCACCAGTGTTGTATGCGTCAGGCGTAGTGCCAGTTGCCGGAGTCAAAACCGTAGTCTTGTACGTCGGCAGTGTGCCAGCGGCAAATGCGCCCGTTGCGATGAGTCCAACCAATAATACTAGTGTTCTTTTCATTTTATTTATTCCTTATTGATTAATCTACGGAGTGTCGTCAGACAGAATCTTAACAACTTTTTCATCTTCGGTACGAGCCGCGCCACACTGTTCTTCCAAGAAGAGCTGATAGGCGTTGGAGCGTTCGGGCAGACGGTCAAGAGTCATGGAAGCATCGCGCCATGTACCCAACTGTACGCCGGACTTAGCAAGCATCGTGCAACAACGAATGTCGGTTCCACCAGCGGCATCCTGCGCCGTTCCGCGAACATCCCAGCTACCATCGAGATTCATCAGAGGTACATCGCTACTATCGACGTAAGGTACAGTCGGGGTAACAATGATGTTCTTGATCATCAGGATGTTGTTGAGCTTACCGGACATGATCGAATGAGCTTGGGCATAGTCGCCACTAGTCATCTTCTCTTCATTGATCAACTCGTTCCAACCTTGCGGGTGGATGATCAGCGAGATTTCGTCCATCTCTGGGTCAACGTGGTTGTCCATGAGCGTCTGGTGAGCGGCAGTCAGCTTCTCAAAGTTCATGCCAGCGTTTCCGCTAGAAGCACCAACATCGGCATCAACCGTCTGAGCCGCGCCGAGGGAGTAGGTGTCAGCGTCTTTACCGAGAGTAGTACCCAAGATACCATTCCAGATAATCTGGTCACGTTGACGGCCAATTCCTTTACGCATTGCGACTGCATTCGGGGATTCCGGCTCAAGAATCGTGCGAGCTTTATCAATACTGTCGAACCATACCGGAAGAGACAGAACATAGTCCTGAATCCGACGTGCTTCGTAGTTCGGCTCTACGCGATACTCTGAGGTCGCTTGGTAGCGATCACGGTTTACTGTTCCATTGTAAGCATCAAGCTTGTAGAAGAACTTCTCTTCGGCTTGGATGCGCCCTGCATCAGTCACACAGGTCGCCAACTTAGCGAACTGCTGTGCTTGCAGGATCATACGAGAGCTATACTCTTTGGTATAAGCTTCATTCCATATGGTGTTGCTCATTGTGTTTTCCTTTTGTTAGGTTAATAATTACGTCAAACAGGCACTTTACCTGCCTTTGGTTTGATTATCCTCCTAACAAGAAGGGTCTCGCCTGCGTTTTCAGTCCGCTAGACCGACAACCGTAAATAAGGCTCCGAGGAGTTGTCTTATTTATATAGCGTCTAAATAACAAGTCTCATGTTCTTTGCGCTTTGTCAAGCCTGTTTTTGTAGTGCGTCGAACAATTTCGTGTGTTCGGCTACCAACTTCGCATGTTCCGTTGCGTTTTCTGGTGTTTTATTCCAGAATGCTTGATTGTCATAAATCTCCTGCATACGAGTCTGCTTACCAACCGAGGTGCTTGTGAGCGATCCCTTGAGCGTCTGGCTGTTGGATGTCTCGGTTGCGAACTTGTACATAAGCTCATGTTGGGTCATCTTATCGTTGCCCATCTTTGCCACGAACTCTGTGTTGACGCGGTTCAGCTCCTCCGGTGTAACACCAAGACGTTGTGCGGCGGCGTTGAATTCTTCCTTCTGTGCCGCTTGTGCCTCAATGTCAGACTGCTTACCGTTCATCGCGTCCTGCTTGGCATACTCGATTGCCGCCTGCTTAACCGCTCCTAGAGTGGGGTTCTCTTTAAACGCTTCAGCCACCTTCTCCATGAACCCAGAGACGTACTCTGTGTAGAAGCCCTCTAGCTCACCACGTTTGTCTCCGAACGTATCATCTAGCTCTATCTTCTCGCCCTCTTCAAATGCGGCTTTGGATAGACCAAGTTTCTCAGCGAACTCTGCCATCTCTTCCGGCGTAGCCCCCTCTTGAGGGATGTCACCCTTCTTGCCTGTGTAGCGATCCATGTCCACGATAGCCTTTAGAGCGGTTGGCATGTCCACATCCTTGAACTTCTCCCACGTCTTAGCGTCTTTGTACTCATCCGGTGCGTGTTGCAGGAGGTCTCCAAACTTGGGAACCTCTGCCTCTGCGGGGGCTTCTACTGCGGCTTCTACGGGTGCGTCTGTTGCTTCTTCACTCATTGGTCATCTCCTTTTCCTGCTTCTCTTGTGCTTCGGCTAATTCAATCTCAGCCATGGTTAGTTCTAAAATCCCTTTCAGGAAGTTGCTGTAATCTCTCATCCCAGACAGGATGCCCAAAACACTTGGGTCTATCCCTGCTTTTATCAGCATTACCGATGGCTGTTGAAGTCCAAGCTTCTTGTCAACCATTGTAAGTAATTCCTCAAAGTCCTCAGTGCATACGCGCTTGCATAAACCGAGTTCTACCTTCAGTTCGTCCGATCTCATCTATCCTCCTTTTATTGTTCCATCAACTGCTGTGTCGGTGAGCCTTGCTCTGGAGCTTGACTCCCTTTGCTCGCCGCATCAGCCATTCTTACTGCATTCTCCATCTCAGCCTGCTTCGCCAACCCTTCGGCATATTGCTGTGTCATAGCTTTTGCCTCTTCTGGGTCACGGAGCAAGTTGATAGATGCGTTGGTTCCTTCGCGAATCTTAGCGGGCAACTTCTCCCAATCGGTCATTGCAAGGAAGCCGTACCGTAAAACTGGGTCGGGGATGGTCTGTGCAACACCACCCATAATCTCAATATGCTCAATATCAGATTGGAGCTTGATGCGCTTCTGAGAGTTCGCTAGACGACTCTTGTACGTGAACTTGATGCGTCCACCAGCCATCTTAGCCTGAATCTCTTCCCAACTTCCCCATTCGCTGAAAGCACCGGATTCCCCAAGAAGGATGAACTTCCATTGCAGGCACGGATTCAGTCGCTCTTGAATCAACGGGCCAACGAGTTGATCAACCATCTGCTGAGACTTGCTTACAATCTCCTTCGTTTGGTAGGCAGTGATATTCTTCTTGTCCATCACGGGGTTAAAGTAGTCGAGGTAGAAAAGTTGCCGCATCATTGCCGTTATAAGCTCGATGTATTTCAGGATAAACTCAGGATTCGTATCGGGGTTCATCGTCTGCGGAGGGCCACTAATGCCAGTGTCGTCGTAAATCAGCAGGGAGGCGTTCTCTTGGTTCACCCATCGGTAGCCATTCTGCCCCATGCTCGCACCAATGCCAAAGATTGGAACCCCAGCAAGGCGGGCGCAACGCTCATACTCTTTGCTCGCTCTCTCAACTGCCGCCATTGAGCATCCAGTTTCGATACACGGGCCACGTCCAAGGGTCTCATTCATGATCCGCTTGACTCGGTATACAAGGAACTTCTGCAAATCAGTGCCGCCCTCTTCCAGAAGATGCTCACCGTCTTTCTCATAAACGATAAGTTCATACGCCTTATTCTTAGCATCCTTCTTGGTTGCGTCTCGCTTGGTTCGCGGGGCGCAGTAGTAGATAATGGTAATCTCTTTGTCAGGACTCTTGTCATACTCAGTCTTGCACTTAGTTGATACGCCATCTTCTCCGTACTCACCAACCAATGCGCCTGCGGTTGTCTTCTTCTCAACCCACACGATGTCCGGCTTACCACGAAAGTCTTGGACGAACTGGAAGCTTCCGAACGGAACGTGGGTATCCACAATCTCATAACCAACGCGCTCTGTGTAGAAGCAGGTAGTCCCGTCACACCCAGCACCCTTCTGATCTCGGTAGAACTCCCCGTAGAAATTAGAGGCATTGATTGAATCAAGCATGATTTTAGTGATGCCCTCAAACATATCAGCATCTTCCATGACAGCCTTCGTGTCATCAACACCAAACCACTCATCTCCAGAGGTCACAAGTTCTGAGCAGACACCAGCGGCATAGTCGTTCAGCATAGAGATGCCGAGATCAGATACCCGTCGCTGATTGAGCTTAGAGCCTTTGGATACTTGGGTCTGTAGCCGCCCACCTTCTGGAAGGAAGTAGTCACGAACATCATCAATAAGGGTGGTGAAGTTCTGGTACTCTT